ATTTCGGCGGAAGTCCCGATCGGAATGGTCGCAGACGCGCCGGCCGCGCCACCATCGATCTTGTCGGCGGCATTCGGGGCGAGCGTAACCGCGCCATTCTTCGCGACGATTTGAAAAGCGAAGCCATTCCATAAGGTTGAGGTCAGAGGCAAGGCGACGCTCATCGCCGCGGTGGCGACGACCGTTGACCCATTGGTGCTTGCCGTGATGGCCGGAGCGCTGGCGGTCGCGGCCACGGCAGCGGCGACCTGCAAGCCGGCGGCGGACAGGCGGAGCGAGCCGTCGGCCAGTGCCGCTTGCAGACCGAGGGTGCCAAGCGACAAGGAGCCATTGGCCAGCTTCAGGGTCAGATTACCGCTGCCGTCGGTCTTAAGCCCCAGCCCAAGCCCTGCATAGGCCGCCACACCAAGCGTCGTGGCATACCAATGCCCCGCGCCATCGGTGACCAGGGTTGTCATGACATAAGCCGGGGCGGTCAGGGTCAGCGATGTCGCGCCATTTATGGTATCGGGGATGGTCGGGGTGATGGTGATGGCATTGCTGGTCGCATCGGTGCGCATTATGAGATATTTAGCAGCGGGCGGCACCTGGCCGGATGCCGGCAAGGTCAACGCCACCGGCCCGGCCGTGGCGTTGATCGTGACCACGCCGGCATTGTCGGGGGTCAGGGATTGTGATGCCGATGCCGCGAGAAAGTTGCCGCCGAACAGCCGCTTCAAGGCCTGTAACACCTGGGTGTTATTGGCTTGGGTGGCGTCCAGCGATAGGAGAGCGGCAAACACGATGGCAACCGACTCCTCCTGAATGGTATTGAACCATTCGTAGCCCGGCACGGTCGCCGCCGTTCCGGCGACCGGATCGCCGCCGGTGAAATACCCCGGCGTCCCCGGACTGGCCGGAGGCGCGGGCAGATTAAGGACCGCGGTCGCGCGGGTCACTCTATGCATTAATATCCCCCGTACCCGAACAGAACATTCGTGTGCGCCGGCGCCCGGCTTTTGATGGCGCACTGGAGCGTGGCATTGCCCCACCAGCGCAAAGGCGTCTCGGTATCGCTTTCACAGGTCGCCTCGCCGATCGGACTGCTGGCGGCATTGACGCGCCAGGTGAAGCGCCATCCTTCGTCACAAACCGGCTCTTCACAGTCCATTTCGCAGGTGTAAGGATTGAACTCGGTGATGGTGACCGTGAAGCCGAGCGTTGCCGCGACGGCGATAAAATAGGCGATGCTTTGGCCGCCGCGGGCGGTCAGGCGAGTGACGACGGCGGCCCGGCGGGCGGTCAGCCCCACCGCGGGACCGGCGCAGCAGTCGGGCAAGCCGCACTCGGTCTCCCACTCGGAGAGCAATTGCGTGGTCTGGCGCGGGTCGGCCTCGATCAACAGATCGACTGCGCTGGCGTCGATGCGCGCCAACTCATTGGCGATCGGCGTCAGCGTCTGGGTCAGCGCGGCCTCCGGATCGCGCGGCCATGCGCCGCCCGGCGGCAGGAGTGCCTGGAGTTGCCACAGATAATCGGCTGCGGTGTGAGCGGCCACGCTCATGGATAAGAGTTCCAGGTGATGGCGCCGGGCATGGCGATATGCCCGGGCGCCGAGATGATGTCGGCGGCCGGGGTGACGAGCTGCTGGGCGAAATCGCCGAGAGCGGCGCTGATCTCGGCGTTCAGCCGGGACAGGTAGATCGTGCCGCCGGGGGTCGCCTCGCGGGTGAAGAAGTCGGCGATCGCCGCCTGGACCGCCGACTGCACGGCGACCGTATTGGGATTGAGCGCGATGGTGAACGGAATGGTGTCGGGCGCCGGAGCGAACACGGACACCGCGGCGGTCACTGGCCGCAAGGGCTGGATCCAGGCCGACACCGCGTCGACCTCGGTCGCCGAGGGGAGCGGCGAGACATCGTTGTCGCGCATGAAGGTAATCCCGACCGTGCCTGGACCGAGCCAGCCCGGAAAGCACCAGGCGCGGGTGACACCGGGCACCTGGAGCGTCCAGGCGATGTAATCGGACTGGGCGCCGCCCTGGGGCGGCGACTGGATGCGCGCCAGCACCCGCGCGCGCAGGGCATCGGCGGTTTCGAGATCGGCGCCGCCGGACAGCCCGTTTCCCGAGCCATCATTGGCAACCGTGACCAAGGTATTGATCCCGGCCACCGGCGAGGTCAGGTTGAGGCGCGTGCCGACCGCGCAATTGCCGTCGGCGCCAGGGGTGGCCGCGGTGGCCGCGCCGGCGCCGGTCCCGGTGCTGCCGACCGTGACATCGGCATTGAGGCTGTAGAGCCAGCCGTCGGAGCGCATCATCTGCGCGCCGGCCGGCAGCGTCACGCCAACATTGCCGCCGACCGTGACCGGACCGCCGGCCAGCGCTGGCGGCTTGGGGGTGATGCCCCACAGCGGCGCGTGCAGATTGGTCAGGGTGTCGTCATCGGCGGTAGTGACGAAGATCTGATTGGCGATCCAGCCCTGATACGCATAGAGATCATAACTGGCAAAGGTTGCCATCCGCGCCAGCACACCCTCGACGGTCCGTCGGGAGCGGGCATCGGCGCCCGGCAACGCCACCTCAAGGTCGGTGGCGAGGCGGTCGCGGATCTGGACCGGTGTCGGAATGGCGAACGGCATGGCTCAGCTTCCCCCGATCGGAATTTGCAGCGGCGTAACGATCTGGCCGCCGCCGGGCAGAGTTATCGTTACTGTCAGCGCCAGCCACCCGCGCTGCGCCCACGCCGCCTGAACGGCGACGGCGGTCGCGGCGCCATCGGTGATCATCCAGGCCAGCGCCTCCTGGGCGTAATCGATGGCCAGACACCGGGTCTCCTCGGTCTGTTTGGCGCGCGACAGCAGCCATAGCCGGCTGCCGAACTGATCGCCATCGACCCAGGCCAGGGCATCGCCGCACCAGCCGCGGCGATCGGTGGCGTTCGGATCGGGCAGTTGATCATTCGGGCCGGCCCGGCGGTCGGTCAACAGCGACAGCAGCGCCGCGGTCGCCGGGGTCGGGTCATCGACCAGGCCGCGGGGGCCAAGCGCCAGGTCGGCGAGCAGGCTATAGGGAACAAGCGCGACGCCGATCATGACGTGATGGTCCCGGTGACGATCAGATTGCCATTGATGACGACGGTCTTGGTGTTGACCATGACCTGACTGTTCGGAACATCGAACTCAAGGTTCTGATTGGACCTCATCCAGATGGTCTGGCCATACTGGGAGGTGAGCTTGATCTCTCCGGGCGCCAAGATCTGGACGCTACCATCGGCATTGAGAGAGATTTGCTGTCCGGCAATACCCGTGGTGATCTGGGTACTGCCATCGGCTTTGAGGTAGATTTGCTGCTTGAACTGCGAATACAGACAGACCTCGCCGCCGCCCAGGTTGCCCGGACGGTAGCGCTTGTCGGCGACACCGACGATGATCGGGTGATCGCGCGAGCCGCCCGGAAAGATCACCACCGCCTCGGCGCCGGCGGTCGGCACGGCGGTCAGGCCGTAGCCTTGGAGATGCTCGCAGTTATCACGCACCTCGCCGTTGAGCAGGCCGAGTTGCAGCGTCTGCAAGCCAGTGCTGTCATTGGCCAGGCGCACCGCGCCGCGCGCCGCCGAAAGCAGCAGACGGTTGCGGATTGCGCGCAACTCCTGACGCAACTCACGGATCGCCATCCAGATGCGCATCATGAGGACGACTCCTGGGGATCGGGATCGAAGGCGTCGGGATCGGCGATCTCAAGACTGGCTAGCGTGCCATCACCGAGCTGACGGGACAGGGTGACCGACACGATCAGATAGCTGCCGACAAACCCGGACCATGGATCGTTGATTGTCACCAGGGTGTTGGGCAGCCAGAGCTGCCGGCTGGGGCCGGCGCGCCAGCCTTGCACGACATAGGTGGCGCGATTGGAGCGGCCCTTGGCGACCTTGGCTTGCCATTCGGCGCGCTGTTGCAGAGTGACGCCATCACCCTGGGCCTCGCCGAGCAGCACGGTCGGCCGGTAGCGGGTGATCTCCGGATCGACCACCGCCGCCACCGGCCCGACCGCGTCCTCGATATCGGTGGCGTCGTTATGTTCTTGTTGACCCAGCGCGCGATACTCGGAGAACCGTTCCGCGAAGGAAGTGCGCGCCGAACAGCTCTTGATGTTGCCGGCATCGCCGCCCAAGATCAGCGGCGCCGCCGCCATGCCGCTGCGGCCGGCGCGGGTCAGGATCAGCGTGTCGGTGCCGGTCATGATCGGCAGAATGGCGCGCATTCGGCAGGCGCGCTCGATGGCCGCGAACGCCGTCTCGCCGGGCTGCACCGCGAAGCGCGAGAAGGGCTGTCCAAGATCAACCTCGGCCTGAACGCTGATCCCAAAAGGGGCGCAAATGCGCGCGCAGGCACCCAGGAGATCGAGTCCGCCATACTCCCACGGCGGCAGCACTGCGCCATCGGCCAGATCGCCGCCCAGGCCGCGCCCGCGCACCGACACCGTGCGCTCATTGGCGTGATAGGAGGTGTTCACCTCGTCGATATAGCCGGCTAGCCAGACATCGCCATCGACGCCGATGGCGCAGGCCATGCTGGGCTTGATCTCCCGCCGGTCGGGCTGGCCGGGCCAGCGTTCCGTGACCCGCAGATCGAAGGTATGCGCAACCTGTTCGATCGAACGATGCAGGGATACCGTCTCCCAGCCACGCCAAAGCATCCCGCGGACGGCCAGACAGATGGCGCTGTCAGATGTCATCACCGCCATGACGCGAGCGCCCCCAGATCTTGGGCGGCCGGCAGAAATCCCGGATGCGACACGGTATTGCGCGCCACGAGATCGGCTCGCTCGGCGAACAGATTGCCCAGATCGCCATCGCCATAGAGCCGGTAGGCGAGCACCGCCGCCGGCAGCACCGCCCCCAGGCGCACGGTGGTCAAGGCCGGCAATGGCGCGGCGGTCTGGGTGAGATCGCGAGTGACGGCGGCGCGGAGCTGCGTGATGGCTTGCCAGGTCGCGGTCCAGCCGAGATTGCCCACCGCGTCGGCGCTGGCATCGAGCGCATCGGACAGGGCGTCGCGTGCAGTCAGCACCTGATCGCGGCTGGTATAGAGGGTCCGCGCGGAGATTACCGCCGCTTCGATCGCCGCGGTCGCGCGGACCAGCGTGACGATCGCCGTGCGGTTGGTAATCTGGAGCTGCCGGGCCGGGGTGATCGCCACGGACGGGATGGTGATCGCCGGCGTATAGCCGGGATTGGTCGGGGTGCCGTCGCCAGCCAGTCTCAGCAGCGCCGGCATCGCCAAGGCCGCCGGCACTACCGGCAGTGGTGCGGGGGCGCTGGCGCTGGCGGCGCCGGTGGCCGGCACCGCCGCCGCGATCAGCGTCGCGGCCGCGGAGAGATTGGCTGCCGCCGCGACCAGCGTCGCGGCGGCGGTGGGATTGCCCGAGGCCGGGATCGGCGCCGGAATGGCCGCGATCAGCGATGCGCTGTCGCCGCTCGCCGCTCGGCCATCCGGAACGAGGCCGGCAAACGAGTCGAAGATGTTGGCGATCTGGCCGCCATACTGCGCCTCCTGGCTGTCGAGGCCATTATCGCTGAGCAACCCCATGATCAGCGCCGAACCGTCCAGCACCGGCCCGAGGAACTGTGCCGGCACAGCCAACGCGTCGCTGGCCAGCGCCAGCGCTTCGGAGAGCGCCAGATCGGGCAGAGCCAGGAAGGCCCCGACGGCGCCGAGCACGGACTGCACCGCGCTGGCCACATCCTGCGCCACGGCAAGAGCGTCATTGACGACGAAGTCCACGACACCGGTCAGGTCCAGCGCATCGGCGACATCCGAGAGCAGCGCGCCGAGCGCCTGCTCGGCGTCGGCCAGCACATCGGCGGCGGTGCCGGCGGTCGGGATCGGTGACGCTTGCAGGTTCGCCGCGTCTTGCTCGAACGAAACGGAAACACGCGCGACGCGGCTATCGGTCAGAGCGAAGCGGGTGCTGGCCTCGCCGACCGCCACGACTTGCAGCGTGCCGTAATACGGGTGAATCAGCTCGCCGGGGCCGGCCGTTTCGAGTGCAGCCTCCAGCGCCGCGACTTGGGCCAGGATATCGTCTCCGACCAGCAACACATCGAGCTGGAACTTGCGCGGAGCGCGGCCCAGATCTTCATGGTACGGCCAGTCCTTGTTCGGGAAAAGGTGTGTAACGGCTTGGCGGCCCAAGCTTTTGCTGGCGGTCTCCACATAGAATGGCACGCCGCGGAACGACGCCGGCCGAGTATAGGTCTGAAACCAGGAGAAGGCGGTCATGTCACGTCACCACATCCCCGCGCCAGCCATAACGTGGCCAGTATTGATGTCGTAATTCATGTCGGAGCTATTGGGCCGCCCCGAGACCTCGGCGCGAGCCCCCGGATCGGTAGTCACTTTCACGTTCAGCGTGCCGCCAACATCGGCACGCGTCGCGCCGGGCGGTCCGCCGGCGCTGCCGCCGGGACCGAACACCGGCTGCTGCGGCGCCCCGAGCGCGAGAGGCTTTCCGAACGCCGCGCCAATCTCAGCGCCCTTGGCCGCGCCGGCGTCATCGCCGCTCAGCCCCACCGCACGCGTTAGCTTATTGTCGCCCAAGAATGATGTGGCGTCCGACATCGCCTGACCGATGCCCAGGTTTGGCAGGTGGATCTCGCTGATCATCCGCGCCGCGCCGGCGATCTTGTCGATGATCGGCTTGATGTAGGCCCACGCGCCTTCGAAGGCGCTTTCGATGCCTTGCCAGAGCGCGACGAAGAACTGCCTGATCGGAGACCATGCCGCTTGAAGGCGATGGGCGGCGCTGGACAGGACGCCGACAATCCAGGCGCGGATGCGCATGCAGGTCCGGCTAAATGCGCCTTCAATGGCGGTCCAAAGTCCGGCGAAGAACTGCCTGATCGGAGACCATGCCG